TGAAACGTCAATTAGATTACAAAAAAGAGTTACACCTACAATTGGTGTAGATAATTATACAATAGATTTTGGTGAGAGATTAAAAAGAGGCACTACAAACGAGAAATTAGTCTCTAGTCAATTTAGTGGTTTTGATGCAGGTGGGGCGGCTAGAACTGTGCAATTTGAAGAAGTGCCACAGTCATCAACGGGTGTTTCACGAATTAATGTTGAAAATCCAGGTTTTGGATATACTGAAGCGCCAGATGTAACAATCATTGGTGATGGTGTCAATGCAACCGCTTTCGCTGAAATTAGTGGTGGTGAGATTACAAGAATAGTATTGAGTAATAGAGGATCTGATTATACAACTGCTTCAGTAGAAATAAGTGGTGGTAATGGCTCAGGTGGTGAAGCTACAGCCATTGTTGATTCAAGAAATGGCACAATCAGAAGTGTTTTCTTTGATACAGATGGTAATAGACAAATTATTAATGATAGTATTGGAGAAATAGATTATGAAACAGGTATCATAACAATTAGTTCAATCAATATCACAAGTGTTGCAACAGCAGATGGGTTATTAAGATTTACGATAGGTTCTGAAAGTGGTGTTGTAGAATCTACCAGAAACAATATAGTTACGATTGACGTAAATGATAGCTTAGCTATCACAACAACTCTTGAGGCAGTAGATTAATGGCACATGAGTCTAATACCTCAACATTAAAAACCTCATTATTAATAAATCAGCAAGTTCCTGAATTTGTGCGAGAGGAACATCCTCTCTTTATTTCTTTTTTAGAGGCATATTATGAGTTTCTTGAAAATGAACAAGGCTCTCAGAACAATGATGGCACAAAAATATCAAAAGATTTAAGATTTGTTCAAGATGTTGACTCTTCGATAGGTGCATTTGAATCTAATTTTCTCAACACTTATGCAAACTTAGTACCAAAAGACGCCATAGCCGATAAGTCATTTTTAATAAAAAATATTTTACCAGTTTATTTAGCAAAAGGTAATAAAAAATCATTTGATTTCTTGTTTAGACTTTTATACGGACAAGAACTGGATATTAGATTTCCTAAAGACCAGATATTAAGAGCATCAGATGGTGATTTTACAATTGAAAGAGTTTTAAGACTTAGGGACTCTGTATCATCTTTTTATATTGGTGATGGCACAACAAATATTTTTAATTTAGCACAGCCAGTCTCAGAAGATGAAATTGTTGTTAGAATAAATGGCGATAAACAATTTTCAATTTCAGATGCAAATACATCAGCTGCATTTCATACCAGAAAAGAAGAAAGAAAAATAGTATTTACTAATCCACCACCAGTAAATGCAGATGTTCGTGTTGAGTATAATGATTTTTCAGAGTCAATTTTAACAAATCGAAAAGTAGTTGGTGCAAGATCAAACGCATCAGCCTTAGTTGAATCATCTGTGCCACGATTACTTGAATCACAAAGATCGATAGAGGCATTTTTAAATAGAAAAACAATTAAAGGCACATTTTCTCAAGGTGAACAAATATTAACAAATATTGTTGATGACAAAGATAATATTATTGAACTCTCTTGTAATACAACATCTTCATTAGAAATAATTAGTGTTATAAGCGGTGGTTCAGGTTACAATATAGGTGACCCTGTTTTAATCACCGCAGGTGGTTTTGAACAAAAGGGTTCAGCTGAAGTATCAGTCGTAAGAAGTGGATTTTCTGATAATGCAAATATAAATTTTGGAGGCACAGGGTTTAAAGTTTCAGATTTAGTTGTCGGCAGGTCAGGTGATGCACAGTCAACATTTGCTGTTGCATCAGTAGATTCTGATATAAAGGCTCATCAAAATACCTTTACACTATCAACAACAAAAATAGATGAAATAGATATTAACCAATCACTTACAAGTGATGATTACGGTTTCCTTGCAAACGTAATTGCGGGTAGTGGTACAACTGGATTATCTGGTATAGTGCTTGATTCAGTAAGTGGTAACACTACTATTAACCCTGTAACTGGTGGTGTAGGTGCAAAATATGAAGAGAGGATTGTGTCTAACACCTCAAACCTACAACAATTTGCTAACTCAACAATAAGACCAGTTTTTCATTATGTAAGTGGTAACAGCTATACTGGTGACATACAGTTAGATGAAATATATGTTGGTGATGGTTTAACTGGTAATATTGCAAACTTCACCTTTGAACAAGTGCAAGTCGGTTTAAATGAAGGCACCGGTACACTTGGCTGGCAAACAAGCACAGCTAATGTCAATACTTATTCAGATGTTGCATTTACAGATATGGCTAATACAGTTACATTTACACACGGTAGATGGAATATGTTAATAGATCGTAGTCCACCATCATCTAATACAGGTGTTACATATGATGGAACTAGTGAAGGATCTCCCGTTGCTGTTCCTCCTGGAGGCCCTCCTGTAGCAATTCAAGAAATTTTTATTTACGCAGAAACAAGTGGCGTGGGACATCCTAATGCGAATTTTTGGTTTAGAGGACCTTTTATACAATTAGGGGCTCAACCATCATTTAGATATAAAGTTGCACGTTTTGGTGATTCGATAGGTACATTAGAAGTTTATTTTGATGTAACAAGTAATGCACTCGGTGGTGGTGAAAACGTATCATCAAGAATTGTCGATTGTTTACAAGATCGAACAATAACAGACTTAGGCCCAATGACCAGTCTTACATTTCTTACATCAAATGTATCTGGTAATAACATACCATTTGACTCTGATGGACCTTTCATAGAAGCAGAAGGTGAAAGAATCATAAAAATAAAACCATTTCGGTCATTAGGTAGAATAAAAATTAATGATGGTGGTGGTAATTATTCTGTTGGTGATGAGATAATATTTTCAGAAACAACTGAGGGTTTTGGGGCGGCTGCAGCTGTATCAGAAATAGGAGCAAACGGTGCGATTGTTGATATTCAATTTCAACCATCAAGAATAACTGGTAATGGAAAAGTAACAGCAGTTTTAAATGAAATTATAGGCACAGGCACATCATTTAATACAGAGTTATTAGTGGGCGATAAAATTATTTTAAATAACGAGTCAAGATTCATAAATGTTGTAACTAATGCAACACACTTGACAACAAACACAAACTTTACAACTAATACCGGTGTAAATGGTTCAGCTTCTGGTACTGATAGAAAGATAGGTATTCATAGGAAATTTCCTATTGGTGGTACAAATTATAAACCAAACGTATTTCCAACAATTGGTGTTAATAGTTACTCAGGTAGTGGGTTTGGGGCTAATGTAGAAGTAATCGCCGCAATGGCAGACCAAGAACAAGTGTCTGCAACTTCAAACGGCACGGTGGGTATTGTTGAAGAAATTAGAATTACTGAACCTGGTTCTGGATATCGAGCAGTTCCTTCAGTTGACTTATCATCAAGTGGTGATGGTCAGGCTAATGCAACTGCTGTGTTGCAAAACTCTTTGAGAGAATTTGATGGTAGATTTACAACCTCGAAAGGTATCATCTCAGCTTCAGAGAGAAAATTACAGGGTTTAGACTATTATCAAGATTACATTTATGTAACAAACGTGCCTACAGAGTTTGAAAAATATAAATCAATTTTTAAAGGTTTAGTGCATCCAGCAGGATTTAAAAATTATGCTGAAGTTGACTTGACACAGCCAGTTGAAACGGCAATAGAAACTTCAACATTGTTTGCTAACACTCTATCTGGAACAGTTAATGTAACTTCTAATTCTACGTTTGTAATTGGTACAAATACAAAGTTTGTAACTATAACTAATACAGCCCCAATTATAGGCAATGGTGGTGCTGTTATACACTCTGGTAATTTAATAAATGTTGGCACTCAAATTGTAGTCAATAATGAGGTAAGAACAGTAAGTTCAGTTGTCTCTAATACAAATGTGGTGGTAAGTGTTGCATTTACATCAAATGCAAATACACAATCAATCATAGTTTTAGGTAATCAATTTGCAACTGGTGATAATTTATCATCTAACGGAGCAAACGCTTATGGTACTGGTGGACCATCAGGTGGTGGTTATTAACGTATAAATAGGAAATCATGGCAAAGAAATATACTTCAAAATTACAAAGTCTTAAAAGCGCTCAACAATATATTGCTGAATTTGACTCTGCTACGCCCGAAATACAGTATCTATTCATAGGTAAAACTGATTCATATGATGATTCTGATACACCTTTTGATATAGTAGAATCACCCGATTTAAATGATAGGGTTTTTACAGATATGATCGCAGCTAAGAGGGTAAAAGCAAGTGATGTAAATTTAGTAATACCTAGAGTAAATTGGGAATCAAACAAAATATACAGACAATATGATCCACAGCAGACTACTCAAGATTCAATTACTGGTAATACTAGTCAAAATTTAGAGCCAATGTATGTATTTACAGAGGGTAGAAACGTATATAAATGTTTATCTAATAACTCTGGTACTTTAACTGCAAATACACCAACAGGAGACTTTACTACATCAAATGGAGTTATAACGAATCCTACTACAGGTGGTGGTGATGGGTACATTTGGAAGTATATGTATAGTGTTCGTGCTGAGAACAAATTTTTAAATTCATCTTTTTTACCAGTACCGACAAGAAATAATGAATCAACCGAAACCGATACAGTTTTCAATTTAAACAACCAAGGTGTTGTTGAGGGTGAGCTTACAACTATTGTTGTGGCTGATGGTGGGACACAGTATAGAAACTTTAGTAATATTCGTGTAGAACCTTTTTTAACGGGTGATACAGTATTAACTGTAAATAGTACGTTTATGACAGCAAACCATGTTACAAGTATTACAGTTGATGATTTAGCAAATGCAAATATGTCAATCACTGGTACAGGCATACAAACTGATACTCATATATTGAGTACTGATAGTATAAACAATAAAATAACATTGAACAAGGCCGCATCATCTAATGGCGGTGGAAGTAATGTTGCAAACAACATAAGCACAACAACAAGAGTTTTCGTAGATGGTGATGGCGCAGGTGCTTTGGCTAATGCTACGGTTGATAATGGTGTTGTTACAAAGATAACAGTAGATACAATTGGAAAAAATTACGAAAAATGTAACGCATTAGTTTTTGGTACTGGAACTGGTGTAGATTCAAGGGTTATTTTAGCACCAAAATTTGGCCACGGTTTCAATTTAGCAAAAGATTTAGTTGCAAATAGTGTAATGGTAACATCAAAAATAGGTGAAATAGATTCAACTGAAAATGGTAAAATACCAGTAGATATACAGTTTAGACAAATAGGACTTATTAGAAACCCATATAAATATGACACAAGAACTGCTATAACTGATGCAACAGCAAATGATGTAGTATCGCAAGTTACAACATTACAGGTATCAACAGGTACAGAGTACATACGAGGTGAAAAGGTATTTCAGGGTTCAGCTGCTAATGTAAATTTCGTGCAGGCAGTTGTGCATAGAATTACAACTTCTACTGAGATAGAAGTAACAGGGGTTGAAGGTGAGTTTAGAAATGGTGTTGTTTTGAACGGCGAAACTTCCGGTGCTGATAGATTTGTCGTTGCTGTAGAAAATCCAGAATTTGAACAGGATTCAGCTGAAGTATTATATGTTGAAAATTTATCACCAATTACAAGAATAGATGGTCAGGCGGAAGATATCCGCCTCATTTTACAATTTTAAGGGCAAAGAATGGCACTCGATTTTAATACCACACCGTACCATGATGATTTTAATGATAGTAAAAATTTTCATAGAATACTTTTCAGACCAGGTAGAGCAGTTCAAGCTCGTGAATTAACACAATCACAGACGCTTTTACAAGATCAAGTTAAAAAACTAGGCGACCATTTGTTTCAAGATGGATCAAGAGTTACTGGTGCTTCACTTTTTTCTATTGGTGAAGGTAAGATACAAAACATTGAAATAAATCAACAATCAACCGTTAATCACATTAATCTACAATCTACATTTGGTGGTACTGCAATTAATGTTGCAAGTTTTGTAAATAATTTTATTACTGCAAACACAGGTAATACAGCTAATGCAAATATAAGAAGTTTATATTTTTGTCATCACTCTGATACCGCTGTGGGAACTGATCCTGATACCATTTACGTTTCTTTCATTAGATTTATAAACAACACATCTGAAAGTGCAAATACAAAAGGTGCCGTAAATGCAATAGTTTCAAATTCTGCTAATCTACAAATTTTTAGCACAGGTGATTTGAATCCTGTGAATTTAGTCTCTACAGTTACAGCTACAAATAATTTACCTTATGGTAAAGCAAAACTCATGGGTGTAACAGAGGGTGTATTTTTTACAAACGGTGTTTTTGTTAAGAATGCTCAACAAACTATTGCAGTTGACAAATATGCAGCTAATACAAATGCCACAATTGGTTTTGATGTAACAGAAAGTATTGTAAAGTCAACTGATGACACAACACTTTTAGATCCGGCTTTAGATTCATCAAATTATTTGGCGCCGGGTGGTGATAGATATAAAATTTCTTTAGATTTATCTAGGAAAAATTTAGATACTCAAAATTCAACTTTACCAAGTTTAACATCAACAAAATATATTGAGTTAGTTCGATATAGAAATGGTGTGTTGGTTAAAAATGCTTCAGATACAAAATATTCTGATTTAGGTAGAACTCTAGCTCGAAGAACTTTTGATGAATCTGGTGATTACATAGTAGATGGTTTAGAACCTAGAATTACGGCTTTAAGTAATACTAATACCTTTTTATTGAATATCAGTAAAGGTAAGGCTTATGTAAAAGGTTATGAAATAGATACAATTTCGCAAGTTCAATTACCAATAAGCAGAGCAAGAGATCAAGAGTCTATAACAGGACATGATTTACAAACACCATATTCTAATTTCTTCAACATAACAAATTCTAATAATGCTGTTTTCAACTCTAATACTTCTGAAAGAGTTGAATTATATTCATCAAATGGTGTAATAGATGGTACCACATTGATTGGTGAAGGTTATGTAAAAAATATACAATACGTTAGTGGTGATTCTGATTCGGCTGTAAATAGATTACATTTGTTTGGTGTAAAGAAAATTGCAAATACTGGTGGTACTAGTTTACCGATCTCTCTTACAAAACACATCAAGGGTATGAATACTGGTAATGCAAATAGTAACATACACTCAACATCAATAACGACCCATGAAACATCAGGTGTTGTTGTAAACAACACTCAACACTTAATTGTTTCAAACCCAGTTGGTATATCGGTGGGTGATGAAGTTTTTGGCCATAATGTTTCAGAGGATTTACGATCTAATGAAAGAAGAGTGTTCGTTACGGCTATACAAGGTAGTAATATAAGTTTAACAAACACATCTGTAAGTAAAGAGACAACAAATAATTTTGTATTTCAAAGAACTACTTTAACTGGAACCAATCGAGACATTGGTGTATTTGAAGGAGCTTATGATGTTGTATCATCAGTTAATCAAGTTAGTTATGATACAAAGAGAGTTTTTAAAGATGTAACATTTGAGTCTGGCACAGCCACAATTACAACTAATGATGGCTCTGAGAGATTTAAAGTTGCGGGCACAGATAACGCTCTAAAAAGAAAATTTTTCCAAGTTATAGTAAGGACATCTAGTAGCACATATACTGCCAATTCAATTGTTCCCATTGATAGTGATGTAACCTTTTTTACAATAACTTCACCAGGTAACCCAGATAGTTTAACGGTTGACCTAGATGATGGAAGTTTTGATGGAACTGCTGATATCCTAACTACAATTGATGTTGAAGGTGCCGGTAGAAGAAGTAAAACTTCAAATAGTCATTTCAAAATATTTACAGAAGTAGGTAACACTACAGGGAGTATAATTGAAAGATCCTTAGGTGTTACTGATGTTGTAAACGTAACTGGAATTTTTGTTTCAAATAATCCAGCTAGTACATCAAACTCATCTAATGTAAATGTTCTTGAACACTTTATGGTCGATACGGGTCAAACTGATACACACTACGATCACGCAACAATTAGATTAAGAGAAAGTGGTGTTGGTGTTGTCAACACAGGTCAAGTTAATGTTGTTTATAATAGATTTTCACACACAGGTACAGGACATTTTGATGCTAATTCTTATCCAATTTACGAAAACATACCACAATATGTTAAGAGAGATGGCACAAAAATAGATTTAAGAGATTCTTTAGATTTCAGAGTAACAAGAAAAGATAATGAAACATCAAATGTGTATAGTAACACAAATATGACATTTGTAAGAAATCAAATAGTTGATAGTACAAATCCAGAAGCAGATGTTGACTTGAGTTATTACTTATCAAGAATTGATAAGATTGTTCTCGACTTTGAAGGTGAGTTTAGGGTCAAACAAGGTGTGAGTGCCTTAACAAACCCAGCGACCCCTATTGACGAAGAAGAGGCAATGACTCTTTACAAGCTCACGTTCCCACCGTTTACTTACAATACAAGTAATGTTAAGATTGATATTGTTAAAAATAAAAGATATACAATGAAAGACATTGGAGCTATTGATGATCGTTTGTCAAGAGTTGAATATTATACATCACTCAATCTTTTAGAACAAGAGATTTCAGCGTCCTCATTCTTTAATGCAGATAATGTTCAGTTAATCAATAATGGATTTTTAGTTGATGACTTTAAAGGGCATAGTGTTGGTGATGTTTTAAATGACGATTATAAATGTTCAATAGATTACACAAATAAAACATTACACTCAAGATTCAGAGCTAACGGTACTAATGTTGCGGTAAGCGCTACAGGTTTAGGTGATAGTTCAAATGTTCTTTCTGTGCCATTCACCACAACTGTATATGCAGCTCAAAATGTTGCATCATCTACAACAAATATTAACCCTTTTAATGTTGTATCTTTCATAGGTCATGTTAAGTTAAAAGCTGATGTTACAAGTTATGCTGATTTTCTATCAAGACCTGGTATTTCAATTAACACCGAAGGTGATGTTGACCAATATGCCTTTGGTATAAACTTTTCAGGATCAAAGTGGGATGAGTGGACTGCTTTATCATATAATAATGATACAACAAGACTGTATTCTTACTATGATACAAAAGGCCAAAAGGTATCTCAAACATCATCAGCTGCTGAGGCAGGAGCCTTGACAACAAAATCCGAATCAAGTAAAATATTTTATTACATGAGACCAGAGCCAATTGAGTGGGAACTATATGGTTTTAGACCAAACTCATTGGTTTTTGCTTACATAGACAATACACACATTTCTAGTATGCTCAGGGCATACGACCCAGATTTAGGTACATATTCACCAACTAGCTCTTACATAGTTACGGATGACCAAGGTTTTGCAAACGGTCTCATTCAAATAACTGGTGATACAGGTTTTGGTGAATCAGATGTGAATAATTTATTTGTTGGTGGTGAGCATCAACTAATATTTGTTGATTCATTTAACTCACCTAATTTGTTTAGTACGATTGCAGTAACAAGTTACTTTGCAGGGACACCACAGTCTAAGATACCACCTCCTGTTCAACCTGAACCTCAAAGAACACAACAACCAACAATCCAACAGCAAAGTTTCTTTCACCATGAGGCATTAAATAATGTGCCACCTACAGGTGATTCATTAGCAGATAGAAATGCAAAGTTGGTTGCTGAAGGTAAAGTTTCACAGGCGACAATTGATGCTTTTGGTGATGCCGTTGTAGCTGCCTATGAGAGTGAATTAGGTAGAACTCCTGATAGTGGAGGTTATGAGTGGTGGTTACAAAACATAGAGAGTGGCCATATAGACACCTCAAATAACGCTGAAAGTCCTGATGGTACTAAAAAAGGTTTATTGGCACATTTTGCAAACTCAGAAGAGGCGAAAGCTGGTTGTCCAAACGCTACAATTGGTGGTAAAGACCCTCTTGCACAAACTTTCTTTGTAAATGAAAATGTGAATCCTAGAGGTATATTTGTATCAGCGGTTGACGTATTCTTCTCCACAAAAGACGTTACGTTACCTGTTACACTTGAACTTAGAAAAACTGTAAATGGTTATCCAAGTGCTAAAGACATTATTTTAGGTGCTCAAGTTACGTTGAACCCAGATGATATTGTATTACCGGTAGACCCAACAATACCTCTACCTACAAGATTTACATTTGATAAACCTATATTCTTAGAACCTGAAGAATATTCAATGGTTCTTCTTACTAACTCCTCAGAATATAATGTGTTTATTGCAACTGTTGGTGACACTAGACTAGATACAGGTCAATCGGTTGTAGGTCAGCCATATCTTGGTTCTTTATTCAAATCACAAAACGCATCAACTTGGACCGCAGCTCAAGAATCAGATCTATGTTTTGTTTTACATAAGTGTAAGTTCGATACTTCTGGCTCGTTTACTTCTGTGATACAGCCACAGAAAAATAATTTACCATTTCAAAATGTTGATCTTCTTAGATTTGATGCGCCAGTATTTACTTTTCCAAAAACAGACATTAACTTCAAGTTAGGAGTTAAATCAAATGGCGCTACAAGTTTAGATGGTGGTATTATCATAGAACCAAACTCTGATATTTATTTTAAAAACAGAAAAGAATTTAATCAATCTTCTGATGCAAACGTAACAGTTACAATGTCTACAACTAATGAGGACCTAAGCCCTATTTTTGAAATGAATAGAAGTAGAGTTGTGTTTGTTGAGAATCTAATTAATTCATCTTCTAACACAGAAGTTGTAGCAAGACCAGAAACACTCGCATCAAACGGAGGTGCTTCATCAAAATATATAACAAGAAAAGTTAAGTTATCAGAAGGCTTTGATGCTACCGATTTAAGAGTAATAATATCTAAAAACTTGCCAGCTGGGTCATCTGTAAAAGTATTTTATCGAGTTCAAAATGATTTAGATACAGGCACTAAGTTTAGTGAATTGACATTTACTGAAATGAGTAGAGTTACGGATACGGTTGTAACTCAAGACCTTTTATCATATTACGATTGTGAATATAAAGCGGAAGATATAACATATACCGCTGCAGATACTTCTTATGATACATTTAGGTACTTTCAACTTAAAATTGTGTTATTCTCAACTAACCCAGCTAACACACCAACGGTTAAGAACCTTAGGGCAATTGCATTATCGTGAGTTACTTAAAAGTAAAAGACCATAGTCATCTTGTTCGGGATTCAGGATCAAAAGCTATATTGAATACTGATATGGCCGCTTTATTGAAAAGACGTAAAGAAAAAGAGGTGAATGTAACGCTAAACAGTTTAAAAGAAGAGGTGAACACTATCAAAAATGAGTTTCAAGAAATTAAAGAACTCTTGAAACAAATCGTGATGAAGAATTAATTATGCCAATTATCAATCACTTAAACTTAGCAAACACATGGCATGATTGGTTAAATGTTTCATCAGATTTAATTACATTTGCTAATAATTTTACTGATAATGCAAACATGGTTAGTGTGCATAGTGGTAGCTCACCTTTTGATGTTTTTAATGACTTAACAATTGATGGTAATTTAGAAGTAACAGGTAACTTAAAGTTAAATAGAAATACAGACTTTGATAATTTAACGATACCTGGTAATTTAATTGTAACGCAAACAGATACAGGTGATTCAGGTGTTTATTACGAAACAGCAAACACATCTCAAGCAGCTGCATCTAGGTATTCTATACAAGGTAATGGAGCAGCTTATATTTTTGACATAGATCAAGGTAATAACCCAGCGTTATACTTAGAACCTGGTTATACATATGCTTTCGATTTACAACAATTATATGGTGCTCACCCATTTGTAATTAGAACGAGTAACACCTCTGCCACCGTAAATGATGGTGGTACATATTACAATGTGGGATTAACTCATGTTGAAGTAGAGTCTGCTGGTGGTAGTCTTAAAACATCAACAGGCTTTGATGCACAAGGAAAAAATACAGGTATTTTGTATTGGAAAGTACCACAAACAATAATAGGGGATACACTTTACTATCAATGTACCGCTCACGCTGGTGCTATGGTAGGCCCAATATATATTGGGAATAGCGAAAGAGTCGCATTTGATAAAGCTAATAGTGCTTCAGATGATGCGTTAGCCTTTGCTATAGGACTTACAGGACACTAGGAAAAAGAATGGCAATAATTAACCAACTTACAACTTCAAATACATTTCAAGAGTGGTTAAGCACAACTACAGAATTGATCGATATGAACAATCAATTCGTAGAGGGTGTTGGCGGTGTTTTTGAAGCGACAAGTAATGTTAGAATCAATGGTGATTTAACTGTTACAGGTAATGTAAATTTAGATGTTGCTGGGTTTGACAATTTATCCGTGGCCGGTAACTTAATTCTAAGTGAATCAGGAACCGCACCATTTTTTAATGTTGCAAATACAGCAGGTGTGGCTACAACAAGATTTGTAGTTGATCATAGTGGAACCGCAGCTTACATTTTTGACACGCATGATACACTTAATCCTGATGTAAATTTGAGACCTGGTCAAACATTTGCTTTTGACTTACAAAAATTAAATGGTGTTCATCCCTTTGTAATTAGAACAACAAATGCTTCAGCAAATGTGGGTGATGGTGGTACATACTACAATGTGGGTCTTACTCACGTTCAAACAGAGGGAACTTCTGGTATTGCTGGTAGTTCACGTTTATTAGTAAGAACTGGTTATGATGCACAGGGTCAAAATAAAGGGATATTGTACTGGAAGGTGCCTGCAAATACAGCTGGCGAAAATTTTTACTACCAATGCACATCTCATGCGAGTAACATGGTTGGTAATTTAGTAATAGAACACACTTCTACAGGTGCTATGGAAAGAGCAAATACAGTTATATCTGAAGCTTTAGCACTCTCGATTGCTTTAGGATAAATAGATAAATAAAATTTAAGGAAAAAATTTAAAATGGCTAATACCTTCAGAAACTTCCCACAAGCTAATGTATCAGCAAATCAAGTTATATATACAGTTGGTGCTGGTACGACAAGCACACTTATCGGTATGACAATTGCAAATGTAACAGAAACCGCACAAACAGCTAACGTAGCAATTGTGTCTGCTGGTGATAGTAATACTTTTTCAATTGTAAAAAATGCAAGTGTGCCAGTCGGTGGTGCTTTAGTGCCCGTTGGAGGAACTCAAAAACTTGTGCTAGAGACAGGAGATTCATTAACGACTTCTACTTCTGGTAATTGTGATGTCATACTATCAGTCTTGGAGATTACCTAATGTCATATATTGGCTTCACACCCGAAACAGAACTTTCTAGGAGATTTTCTGTAAGATATAGTGGTAATGACACAGCAATTAGCTTTGTTTTACCTACATCAACGGTGACCGACCCAAAGGATTTGGATGTGTATGTAAACAATGTTCATCAAGATCCTTTTATATCTTACACAGTAACACAAGCAAATGCAAGTATTAACTTTGCAGAGGCACCTCAAACTGGCACCAATAATATATTAATTGTCGTAAGAGATCAACAAAAATTTGCTAGTATCGGTGTTGATGATAAGAGTATAACTGCTAGAAAACTCGCTACTCAATGTGTAAGTAGAGATTCTATAATTGATGGAGAAGTAACAGGAATAAAACTAGCGACAGGTGCGGCTGCTGAAAATTTAGGTGCAAATACCATATCAGGTAATGAATTACAAAATGACTCTGTTACATCAAATATTATAGTTGATGGAGCAATAACAGCATCAAAATTAGGAAATGAGGTATTTGGCACATTATCAATATCAAACTTAACTGTTACCACATCAAATACAGAAGTTACAAATGTAGCTGTGTTCAATTCAGAACATATAACATTAGGTGAAGTCGGAACAAGTGCTACAATTAATTTAGCACAGGGCACATATTTTTCAGCAAATCAAACTGATAACTGTACATGGTCCTTTACAAGACCACCTTCTAGTGATAAGGCAACTGGATTTATTTTAGAACTTACATCTGGTGGTGGTAATACAAGAGATTCTTACACTACAACTTGGCCAAGTTCAGTTAGATGGTCTGCTAATGTAGCACCAGAACTTACAAAAGGAGAAAATGGTGTAGATGTTTTAGTTTTTCTCACAGATGATGCTGGCACAAATTATAGAGGTATATTTTCAGTTGCAAATAGTGGAGGATTAGGAGTGGCTAGTTAATGGTAGATAAATTAGTTTTAGCGGCAGGCTCTGGCCAGAGTAAAGATACTGTATTAAGAAATATATCACCCGCACCACCAAACGGACCTGAGCATGACTTAGTTGCTGATGGAGATTTTATTTTACATGATGGTAATACTAGATCTTCAATTACAAAAACATTTACAGTTGAAGCAGATGTTGATGTACAGGTAACAGTATACGGTGGTTGTGGTGGCGGCCCAGGCTTTGATGGAGGCTTTCCAGGATCTGGATTCAAAGGTGGTGGTAGAGGTGGTAATAATAGGGGAGAATATACACTTACTGAAAATGTAACTTATGTTTGTCATGTTGGTGGAGGTGGTGAAACTTCAGTTGCCGGAAATCCTAGTCCTGGTGGCGGTGGTGCATCTGCTTTCACTCTTGCACCTGCACCCGGCGGTCAAGAATTATTAGTTGCGGGTGGAGGTGGTGGTGGATTTTTTCTTGGCGGTCATGGTAGCGGTGGGCCAGAGGGTCTCGCTGGTGGCAGAACACCAAACGCATTAAGAGTAAACCCCATGTTCGGTGGTGGTGCGAGTGGGGGAAGCGGTGGAGTCGCAGGAACAGGCCCCCGAAGAAATGGTGGATCAGGTGGTCCCGCCCCCAGAGGACAAGGAGCAGATGGATCACCAGGCACACAACCAACCGGCAACGGTCAAGGGGGTGAATCTGGTTATGCAAGAGGTGGTCATGGTAACACAGTTCCTGGTGATAATGGTTCGGGCACGGGCGGAGGCGGTTATGCTGGAGGCGGAGGTGGCGGCGGAGATTCCGGTGGTGCCGGTGGCGGAGGTGGTAACGGTTTTACTCACCCCACTATCAGAAACCCAGAAAATGGTCAAGGTGAAACTTTTGCAGGAGACTCACCTAATTTTGGTGGATATAGTCCGTATCCTGACACTGCTGGCCAAGCTGAAGGTCAGGGTGCCATAATAATAAGGTTAGCTTAACAAACGGAGAAAAAATGCAATTAGCTATAATCGATTATAAAAATAACACAATTGAAAAATATGGTGAACATAGAAAGCTTTTTCCGAATGTGTCTTTTCCGAAAACAGGACCTTCTGAGGAGTGGATAAAAAACAATTCATGTTTGAAGATCATAGATCATATAGAACTACCAAATGTGAATACAAAATTAGAAAGTGTAACACCTTATCTTGAGGTACATAACAATGTTTACTATCCATACTCTGTGCGAGTTATCTCTTTAACATCAGACGAAACAAATCAAAGAGATGTGGAGGCACAAGATGGTCAAAGAGGTATTAGAAATATGCTTTTAAGAGATAGTGATTGGACACAAATGCCAGATAGTCCTTTATCAGATTCTAAGAAAGCTGAATGGGCTACATATAGACAAAAACTTAGAGACTTTACCACTACAAGTGGTTGGGTTGATGCAAATTTTCCAGATAAACCATCATAAATAAGAAATAAACATTTAAAAAAGGAGTTAAAATAATGTCGCATTATGCTGAAATTGATGAGAGTAATAAAGTTGTTCGTGTGATCGTTGCAGAGCAAGATTTTATTGATAGTGGCGCTGTAGGCGATAAAAATAATTGGATTCAAACATCTTATAATACAAAACAAGGTGTTCATTATGCCACCGCAGCAAATGGCTCTTATGTACCTGATGGCGGCACAGCATTACGAGGTAATTATGCTGGTGTTGGTTATGATTATGTTAAAAGTATGGATGCCTTTGTAGCACCTCTATCAAATACAGCATGGACAAGTTGGACAATCAATACAAAAAACTTTACTTATGAATCACCATTAGGTGATGCACCAACTGATGCTAACACAACAGCAGGTGAATACTACGAGTGGGATGAAAACGCCTATAAAGCAAACAATCAAACGGGTTGGATTTTAAAAACCCCATAATAAAGGTAAAAGATGGCCCTCACAAAAGTAACTAACTCTGTAATAGCTGAAAGAGCAATTTTTGGTAATAATATTGGACTATTTACGGTTGCTGCCAACAATATTGCTAATGGAGCAACATTAGTTGGGGCTAACTCAATTCACGCTAATGAGATAGTTCCTAGCACACTTTCTGCAAATTTATTCTCAGCTGGCTCAGTAGAAACAGCTGCCATAGCAGACTCTAATATAACTGGTGCTAAATTAGCAACGTCTACCATAACGCTTGATAAACTTAGTTCAGCAGTTAATACAGCAATATTTGTAAATTCTACAATCACAAAGACGAATACAGGTATCATAAATGTTGCTGTATTCAATGCAACACACATTGCGTTAGGCAATGTTGCAGGTGCAGCTACAATCAATACACAACAAGGCACTTATTTTTCCGCAAATACTTCTGGCGCTTGCACATGGACTTTTGCAGGAGGACCAGACTCATCAAGAGCAACAGCTTTCACATTAGAACTTACAGGTGGTGGTGGAAATACTGGTGCAGCTTATACACAAACTTGGCCAGGTGCTGTTAAATGGCAATCAGGCACAGCACCAACTTTAACTCGTGGTGAAGAAAAAGTAGATGTATTAGTTTTCATAACTGATGATGGTGGAACAACCTGGAGGGGTGCCGTTTCAATATTTGATAGTAGATAATGGATTTAATTTCACTCTCAGCACTTCAAGGCGCAGCTAATAACGCCAATTCCGGTAGTGGTGGTGGAGGAGGACCATCACCAGGACCATCACCATCACCGAGTCCACCAAGCCCATCGGGGCCTCCTGAAAGAACAGACGAACATTATGCAAACACAGTTTTACTTCTACACGGTGATGGTAACCCAGGTGCAAATAATGTAAATAACCCAGCTATTGAAGCTCAATATTTGGCCATAGCTGATGATAGCCCAACCGACAAAAGAGTAGGTCTGTTTGGTTCAAATGTTTATGGTACTGATTTTAATCCATTTTATTATAATGTGGGTGCATTTAGTAACTCTTTTGATGGTGATACTGATGCTCTTGAGATACCTACAAGTGATGATTTTAAATTTGGAACTGGAGATTTTACAATTGAGTGTTGGGTATTTCCACTTGGAGCAACTCAACAAAGTTATACTATAGTTACAAAATGTGCAGCTGATAGTAATTGGACTGGTGGGTGGGCAATTGCTTTTCAAAACTCACCTAATAATGATAAAATTTCTTTCTGGATAAACAATGCACAACATTTGGCATCTTCTACAGCTTTAGCACAAAGTCAATGGCATCACATAGCTGTTACAAGATCAAGTGGCACAACAAACTTGTATCAAAATGGTACTAGAGTTGCTACTGGTACAAGTTCTTACGATTTTCAACCAACAAATGAAATGGTAATTGGGTCAGACAACACCCACACATCATATGAATTTAAAGGTAATATTTCAAATCTTAAAATTGTAAAAGGTAGCGCTTTATATACTGATGCAACTTATACTAAACCAACTGCACCATTTGAAGATCCTACGACTCACGGTGAATTATCAGTTTCGTCTGATGCAAGTGGTGATTATTTACAACTACCCAGCACAGACTTTGGTTTATATGATTTTGGTACCGGCCCATTTACAATAGAGTTTTGGGTATATTATGATACTCTTGGTACTACAATATTAGGTCAAACGGGTTGGGGTAATGTAATACAAAGAAACAGCAGTAGCAATGTATTTCAATTTTATCAGGCAGCTTCATCTGGAAATTCTGGTGTGTATTGGATTACAGGCACGACCACCCTTGCTGTAGGTCAATGGTATCATGTGGTCTTTCAGAGAAATGATGCCGGTGTTTTAGATTTATTTGTAAACGGTTCAAGAGATGCAACAAATTCAACTTACGCATCTACTGTTATGAAATTTCACTCAGCAAAGGGTGATTTAACACTCCGTTATTGGAATAGCGGTGCATCAGCAGGTGTAGATAAAATTTCTAATCTTAGAATACAAAGAGGAGCTGTGTATGCCACAGGGGCATCTATCACAGTACCTACTGCACCATTTTCACCAGATGCAAACACGGTCTTACTTACTGCTCAAGGTAAAACATTTCAAGACTATTCAAATAACAGTCAAGCAATTTCAAGATCGGGTAATGCTTTCATATCAGAGATTAGTCCATTTGGTAATGGGTATTGGAGTAATGACTTTACTGCAACTAACGCCGGCATTTATACAGGCACATCCTCAGACTTTGCATTTGGCACAGGTAATTTCACAGTAGAGTGTTTTATTTATCTTACTAGTGCATCTGGAATTCAAGTTCTTTGTGATTTGCGTGATGCTAGTAATGTTGATAATGACCACATAGCTCCGTTATTGATTGCTTCCTCTGGTAGACTAGCAGCATTTACTGGTTCTAACTTTGAAGCTGGATCTGATGTAGACCTTGGCACAAATCAATGGTATCATATCGCTGTACAAAGATCTGGTAATTACTTATACTTTAGTAGAGATGGCACAGTTAGTAGCACATACCCAGCTTATGATAAAAATTTAACAGCCTCGGGTTTAGCAACGATAGGTGTAAATGTAGGAGGAGGTGCTTCTCAGTCTCTAGCGTTTATTTCAAATCTCAGAATTATAAAAGGCACGGCTCTTTATGGCACAAGTAATTTTACAGCGCCTACAGGACCACTTACAACCACAAGTCAAGGTGCAACAGCTTCAGAGGTTGTGTTATTAACTTGTCAGAATAATCGTTTTGTTGATAATAGTAATTCACCAAAAGCTTTCTCAATACACAACGCACCAAAAGTAGATGAATTTATACCATTTCAGTATCTACAAAGACAAACAAAATTAATTACTTGTCAAGAAAATAGATTTAGAGATGTAATCAATTATAGACATTTAGTTACCCTATCAGGTATTCCAAAAGTTTCTACGGTATCACCGTTTTCTTCAAACGCTTCTTACAAAACTGCAAACACCGGTGCAATTTATATGGATGGCACCAGTTTTGTTAAAGTTGATGAAACTGAGAAAGAATTTACTCATGGTTTAGATGATTATACAATTGAAGCTTGGGTTTATGATTTATCAGTTGATACAGGTCAAAGAACTATTTTTGGTCGTAATGGAACAGGCAATCTAGCAATGCCATATGTTTATAAAGTATCATCATCAGAAGTTTTTAGTTTATACTATAGTAGTGGTATTGTATCTTCAACAAGAAAAATTTTCAAAGGTGAGTGGACTCATTTAGCACTTTGTAGAGAGGATGGGGTATCAAGATTATTCATCAATGGCGAGTTACAAGGGTCAGCGGCTGATACAACGACTATAGTATCACCCGTAAAATTTGTAATTGGTAACAATGGTGGTAGTTCATCAAATTTACCTTGGATAGGATATTTTCATGCTGTTCGTGTAGAAAAAGGCCGTGCAAAATATACATCAAACGCATCTTTCAATCCAGCTTCTACACAACCAGCATTAGCAAATAGTGCAAACACGGGTGCCATATCAACGAATCAATTTAGTAACTTCTTTGATGGGTCAGACCATTTAGCAAACACAAATGTAATACCAACGAGTGATATTTTTTTTGGCACGGCAAATGATTTTACAATTGAAATGTGGTTTAATACAATAAATTTACCTGGCTCCGATATGCTTTTATATGATGGAAGAGTTGCCAATGGTGCATATCCAGCAATTATTTTAAATAGTGCAAATAAAATTTTATGGTATGTAAATACAGGAGCTCGGATAACATCAAGAGCATTAATGGCTAATAAGTGGTATCATTTAGCTATTGTTAGATCTGGTGGCAGTACCACAATGTATCTTGATGGTCTGAAAGAAGGTGATGTTTATGCAGATACGATTGACTATTTACATGGCGATATTAATATAAGTTTAAATCAACCATCTGGCGGTCAACAATTCCAAGGTCGGATTCATGGTTTAAATGTCTTAAACGGTGTTGCAAAATACACATCAAACACAGCAGTTACATACAGCCCAGTTTCAACAACTGGTACACTATCAGCAAATAGTAATAGTTGGGATTTTAATAGGGGCGTTTACAACGGCACTTACCCATATTACAGTATATTAGGTGAAAGTGATTTTGTTGTAGGCACGAATGATTTTACAATAGAGGCTTGGATTTATATTGACAACTTCACACAATCTAGCATAATTGCATCACAAAGAGCTCAACCAACACTTGTGGCTGCAACTGTATATCCTCATTTTATTTTAAATGTTAATACAAGTGGCCAACTCCAGCTACAAACAAGAAATGCCAGCGGAACACAATTTTTTGCGAAGTCAGCTACAGGCATAATAAAAACAAAAGTGTGGTATCACGTTGCAGCCACAAGAGCAAGTGGTGCTTTAAAAGTTTATATAAATGGAGTTCACCATAGCCATGAAACTGCTAATGATAGTGCTTTCAATTTAACAGAAGATGATTTTTGTGTTGGTGGTTATAGAGTAACAAGTTATTCTAGTATGTATGCAGGAAATATACATTCTTTGAGATTCATAATTGGTACTGCATTATATACATCAAATTTCACACCACCAACTGAGCCATTAACAACAACTTCTCAAGGTGCTACAGCATCAGAGGTCAAGTTTCTTGGATGTCAAAATGATACATTCATAAACAATGCAACAAATAATATACAAGGTGGTGGTTTTAGCGGAACAACATCAACTGGCACATTAGTAAACACAACAGGTCCTGGTGTCAGTACATTTAACCCATATGACAATGGGTATTGGAGTGTACACTTTGATGGTGATGATTATTTAACAGTCCCAACCACCTCAGATCATGATTTTGGCACGGGTGATTTTACTGTAGAATTTTGGGTTCAGCCAAAAGAAGCACTTGGCGGACATATGTTCTTATCAGCTCCACAAAATACAACAACTCAATTAGGTTACGACACAGGAAATGGTCCTAGGTATTTGTATTTTTATAATGGTGCTAATATTATATCTGGTACTGGCGCTGGTTCTTTAGTAAAGGATGTATGGAATCATGTAGCGTTAGCTAGAGAGGGTACAACACTTTCTTTATTTTCTAACGGAAATAGAGTAGGCACAGCCACACACAGTTCTAGTGTCAGTTTGTCAGGTTTGAATATTGGTAGATACCACGGTGGTGGTTGGGACATGATTAGTTCCATATCAAATCTTAGAATAGTTAAAGGTTCAGCATTATATGACCCTTCTAGTGCCACATATACTGTTCCAACATCGCCTTTAACTACAACTTCACAAGGCGCAACCGCATCAGAAGTAAAACTTCTCACCTGCCAATCAGGTGCTATCATAGACAATTCAACTGCAAATTCTAGTCTTGGGTATGCTATAACTCCAGTTAATGATGCAAAAGTTTCCCGTTCAAGACCGTTCTCAACTGAACTCGCAAGAGACCAAATTTTACTGGCTTGTCAAGATAAAGAAGTGCAAAAAGACAATTCACATTTAGATACAAGATTTACAAAAACTGGTGATGTAATAAGATCCGCAGACAACCCATTTGATAATGGTCTCTGGTCTTTATCTCTCGATGGTAGTGCTGATAAATTAACAACTCCTGAAGATGTGATAGATTTAGACACATCTAGTTTTACAGCAGAACTTTGGTTTAATCAAAGAGGTGATGGTGAAAATGGTGATGCCATAGGTAATACATTACTTATTATTGGTGCAAGTTCTTCATCAAATGCTCTTTGGATTACAGTAACAAATGCTGGTGTAATACGAGCTCTCATTAGATACAATGGGTCATCTTGGGAAACTGATTTGAACCCTGGCACAACCTTTGCATTAAATAAATGGCATCATGTTGCACTTGTAAAAAATACAGGCGACTCAAATAGTATTAAACTTTTTGTAAATGGAGCTCTTATATCTTCAGGCACAAACAGCACAGATTTAACCAGTTTTGGTCAAAAAGTAGGTATAGGTGGTCAGGTAGGTGCGAATAGAAACTTTAATGGGTTTATTTCAAATCTTCGTGTTGTGGTAGGTTCAGCCTTGTACACCACTACATTTACACCAAGTACATCTCCATTTACAACGACATCTCAAGGTGCTACTGCATCAGAAGTAAAACTTCTTACTTGCCAATCTTCAAATTCTGTAGATAATTCAGGATCATTCATAAGATTTGTAGAATCAGGTAATATAGAAACAAAACCAGTTTTCCCATTTGCAAACACAATACCACAACAAACAACACTTTTATCTGGAATATATCCTGGTTCTGTTCGTAATATAGGATTCATAGATGAGAGTAGTAATAATGCAGTAGTTGTGGCTCAAAATCAAGTTACTCAAGGTAGTTTTACACCACACTATCCACCATCAGGTTACTGGAGTAATGCTTTTACAGCCGATAGTATAAAAGTAACAACAGCATCAGATTTTGATTTAAGTTCTAATCAAGAATTTTCTATCGAATTCTGGTTGTTCCCAAGATCTGTAAATTCTTCTTGGGGTATATTCTTTTATGCCAACCCTAATGATGATAATTTTCAAATATCGCATGATGCAAGTGGTAACATAGATTTAAGATTTGCAGGTTCTCAAATCGGAACTCCTTTTAATTTACCTTTAGGCTCATGGTCGCATCTCGTAATTACAAGAGATAGTAGTGGGTATATACGACAATTTCTTAATGGTGTCTTGAAAAACTATAATCAAAAAACGAATGCTATTGATCGTGATTTTGTAACTATTGGAGATAGAAACGGTGGAAATCATTTTTTAGGTCACATATCAAATGTAAGATGGGTTAAAGACTCAATACCAACAGGTTATGTAACAACTGAAACATCCACTGGTACAACCATATTTACACCGCCAACTACGCCTACGACAACAACATCACAAAGTGCCACAGAGGCTGATGTTAAATTATTAACTTGTAAGTCTAATCAATTTGTTGATGAATCAGGTAATCATACAATTACTTTGAATGGCACACCAAGAGTTCAACCTTTCTTCCCATTTGACCTCACAACATCTTATGATCCCTATGATCATGGTGGGTCTGCATACTTTGATGGTACTGATGATCGTCTGAGTTTACCCTTAGGAGGTTTTACAAACTTTTTAGGACAAGATTTTACTTTTGAATGTTGGTATTATGGTGAAACAAGTTCAGATGCAAATAAAAATTTATTTTCACAGGGTGATGGGTATTCACCTCTTAGTGTTTATCATTATGGTAATGGTATAAGATATAATTTATCTACTGGAGGTTCTTGGACTAAACAAGACACATCAACGTATGGGTCAAATGGATTTATCAATCAATGGAATCATGTTGCTATCTCTCGTAGTGGTAGTAACTTTGCAGCTTTCTTAAACGGAACTAGAGTTGATAATTATACAAACGCAATCACTTTAATGACACCAACACAGAGTACCCACATTGGGGCTAGAAATGGAAACGATTTTGATTACAAGGGTTATGTATCTTCATGGAGAATGGTCATAGATGAGGCCATATATGATCCTACTCAAAGCACTTTAACTTTACCTACTGCACCATTTCGTAATACTGCAAATACAAGAGCATTACTAAACTTTGTAAATGCTGGTATTTTCGATTCAACAGGGAAAACTGTTTTTTCTGTTGCAGGTGATGCCAAAATATCAACGGGTGCAGCAAATACTAAATTTGGTACTGGTAGTTTAAGTTTTGATGGGACTGGTGATTACTTACAAACATTACAGTCTCCTAATTTAGTATTTGGCTCTGGTGATGTTACGGTTGAAGCTTTTGTAAAACCAATGACTTCACCAGCTATCGCAACGATTATTGATACCAGGTCAGGTTATAGCACAGAGGCATTTAGTTTTTATATTTCTAGCGGTATTCTTCAAGTGTGGGCAGGTGCATATTCAAATTCTAGTGTGTTAAGACAAGGTGGGGCAGTTCCTACCGGGACATGGAGTCATGTTGTATTTGTTAGGCATAACGGCACTAATATGTTATTCATAAATGGTCAAAAAAGTGGTGCTGATAATACAAATGCTTGGAATCAAACATTCCTCTCAACCGCTAATTGGAGAATAGGAGATTCTACCTCTTATGCAAGAGGATTTAATGGCTTCATAGACGAGTTAAGAATAACAAAAATGGCTAGATATACTGCGAACTTTACACCAATGACCGCAGCTTCAGGTAATAAAACAAGTTAATTAGGAGAAAAAATGTTAATCGCAATTGTAGATGGCGAATCAATACAAAGACTTGGACATTATAGAACAATGTTTCCGAATGTGTCATTTCCAGCCTCTGGACCTGATCAACATTGGATGAATCAGAACAATGCCAAGTTTGTTTTATCAACAAAATCATTTGATCGCACAACACAGAAAATAGAATCAGTTGAACCATATGTTGAGGGTGATTATGTCTATAATGTTCGTGTTGTAGAACTATCATCACAAGAAACTACAAATAGAGCAAATATAATCAATGAACAAATAGCCACAGCAAAAAGAAATGAAAGAAATAAATTACTTACAGAAACAGATTGGACACAGGGTAATGATTCACCTTTATCAAATTCTAAAAAAACAGAGTGGGCTAGTTATAGAACAGCACTAAGAAATTTACCATCTGCAAGTGGCTGGCCAAATGTAGATATGCCAAATTCTTCAGATTACGTTACATAAATAGATAGATTAAATAAGGAAAAAACATGGCCGTACAAGAAGGATACTTAGGAAACCCGCCAAGAACAGCTCAATTTCTGGTAGACCAATTTGCCGGAGATAGCTCAACTACAACTTTTAATTTACAAATCGCACCTGGTTCTGGACTTTCTATATTTGTTTTTATAGATGGTGTAAGACAATCAGTTGATTCGTATGTAATAGACTTAGCAACTATAAATTTTACTGCGGCTCCAAGCACATCCCCATCTGGACCTGGGACTAAAAATATTGAAGTAGTACATATCACTCAAGGTTTTACGCCTGTGGTTCCCTCAGATGCCTCTGTAACTGATGCTAAATTAACTGCTACAGGTGTAACATCTGGTTTATATGGCGGTACAGCTAATCAAGTTATTCATACAGTTCAAGTGAATAGTAAAGGTAGAGTTAGTAATGTTGCAAATGTTGCTGTGGCAGACTTAGATTTTTCTGCATTACCTACAGGTGGTGGCTCTGTGGTGGCCGGAAGATTATATAAAGAAGCTAATAATTTAATTTTTATTAAAACGTAGATAGGAAAATAAAATGCCAACAAATGTTTACAAAATATTAGGTCAACATAACTCAACTGCAAATTTAATTGCAGATGTGTATACGGTGCCTACCACTAACTCAGCTGTGTTATCATCAATCACAGTTTGTAATCAAACAGCTGCAAATGTATCATACTCAATTGCGATTGCACCAAATGGTGAAGCTGCAAATGATAAACACTTTATTGTGAGAGGTGGTACTGTGCCAGCAGCAGATGCAATTGGTATAACTTTAGGACTTACTATGGATGCTCAAGATGTTGTGAGATGTAATACAAACACTTCCAATGTATCATTTAGTGTATTCGGTTCAGAAGTATATTAATTGTAAATGTCTATATTTCGTTTAAACCAAAAAACAATTGGTAGACCACGAGGTTACAAATATCCCGTAGGATTATCTTTTATTGTAACTGGTCAAACTGATGGTGCCCCAAGAGCTAATATAGCTACAAATACAACTGGCGGAACTCAAACAGTTATTGGTGATGAAACAATACACACGTTCTTAGAATCTGATGATTTTGTTTGGACATCATCACAGCCTGGATTTATCGACTACGTTGTTGTAGGCGGTGGCGGCGGTGGCGGTGGTAATAACGGAGGCGGCGGAGGTGCTGGTGGCGTTCTCATGCGAGAAAGATATCACCTTGATGCAGGATCAAATTGTCAAATCACAATAGGGGCAGGTGGGGCTGGTGGCACAGGATCTGGAACTATAGCAGGTTTTGGTGGTAATACAATTTTAGAATTACCTACAATGAATGTTACCGCAGGTGGCGGTGGTAATGGTGGTCAGTACAAGGGTGAACCTGCTTCAGCAGATCTGGGGCACTCTGGTGGTAAAGGGC